CAAATTACTTTTAGCAACGTTCAAGTTCTTGCTAAAAAGCTTGCAATTCTTACCCAAGTATCTTCTGAACTTCAAGAAGACTCCCTTGTTGACATTGGTGCTGCATTAGCTGAAGATATGGCATATGTAATGGCATATAATGAAGACTTGGCTTGTTTCTTGGGTGATGGTACTTCTACATATGGTGGAATCCAAGGTGTATTTGATGCTATTGCTGATGTAAACAGTGGTACTAATGCTGGTTGGTTGCCAACTGCTGGTGATTCAACTGCAGACTGGAACAACGTTACACTTGCAGATATTAGACAACTTACATCTGCTATTCCAGACTATGCTGATACTGCAGATGCTAAATTCTACTGCAACAGAGCATTCTATCAACAAGTTGTTTGCAACTTACTTGACGGGTTGTCTGGTAACGGGTTCTTCGATCTTACTTCAGCTCCAGGACCTAACCCAACATTGTTTGGTTATCCTGTTGTTTATACTCAAGTAATGACCAAGGATTCAACACCTGCTGCAGATACTCCACTTATTGCATTTGGAAACTTTAAAACTGGATCTATTATGGGTTCAAGACGTGATCTCCGTATCCAAGTTTCTGATCAAGCTGGATTTATTTCAGACTCTCTATACTACCGTGCAACAGAAAGATTTGGATATAAATTCCACGATCTTCCAACAGCTTCTGTATGTGGATCTGTTGCAGTTCTCCACGCTAATACCTAATCTTATCATTAGGATGAGAAAAAGACCAGAGAAATCTGGTCTTTTTTTTGGTAGGTAATATATCGTAAAATAAAGTATATAACTTTGAGGAATTAAAATATGCCACTTTCACGATTAGCAGCTATAAAAAAATTATCTTGGATGGTGCAAAGTGATAGTTTTCCTGAATTAGATTCTAATGCTCTAGGAGAACTTATTGATGAACATAAAAGATTCAACTCTTGGGAAGCTTCTACAAGTTATAGTGTTGGAGATCAAATTGTTCCTACGGTTCCTAATGGACGTGTTTATAGCTGTCTCATTGCTGGCACTAGTGGTACTACTGAGCCAAGTTTTCCTCAAATTGGTTATAATGTTGGTCAAAATTTACCAGATGGCAACCCAATTCCAGGCATAGATTGGGGTCTAACTTGGATTGATGCTGGTTTTACTAATCAAGAAATTTATGATGTAAGAGCTAGTGCAAGAGAAGGATGGATGAGAAAAGCATCTATCTGTGCAAACCTCATTAACACTGATGATGGAGCAACAAAAGTAGATTTAAATAAACTTATCCAGCATTGTCATAAGATGGCTGCTTCTTATCGCTCATTTGGAATACTATAATGCCTACTCCAATATCATTACTAAATAGATTAAGAACAGTATCAGCAGAATATATGATGACTGATAGTGTAAAGATTTATCGTTCAGAAACTTTCACAGATGAATATGGTGGCACTTATAACGATTATAGAGTGATAGAAACAGTTAAAGCAAGAATAGTACATAAACAATATCAAGAAGAACCTATTGGTGGAGGAATTACCAATAAGGATGAGTATTATTTTTATTTTAATGATGCAGTAGACGTAAGATTTGACGATAAATTAGTTAAGGTTGATGATGTAGACACTGGTAGATATTTCTTAGTTGTAGGCATAGATAGTGCTACAAGTCAAGGAATTTTCCTAACAGTGAAAACAGAGGTGAATTACAACTAATGAACATAGACTGGAATACAATTTTACCTATAGTAGTTAGTAATGCTGCTATGTTTATCACATCTTATATTAATATGCAAATAAGAATGGGCAATCTTGACAATAAACTTGGCAATTTTGAGAAAAGTTTAGAAAAAATTGTTGCTAAAGTAGATACATTAGATCAACATCAATTAACATTGCACACAAATCTTACCAGGTTAGAAACAAGATTTGAAATGTTCAGAGAGCAAAGCGAGAAATAATAATGAGTATACCACCAGGAAGTTTAGTTGCACAATACGATCTTAATAGCTTAACATCATATCCAGGAACAGGTAGCACTCTTTTTGATATTTCTGGAAATAATGCTGATATTTCATTAACAAATACAGGTTATCTAGATTTTAATAGTTATAATTCTCTAGTTTTTACTAAATCACCATCATCTTATGGAACATATACTGGTGATTTAGGATTAGGCACTACTACTCCTATATTTACATTTTTTATGTGGGTCAAACCTAATGATGTTACAAATGGTGTAAGTTATTCTTGGTTTATTAGTTATGGTAAGGAAAGTGGAGCAGTTGGTGGAGCTCCTATGATTTTACCATATTTTGCTGCATCTCCAAATTTAGTAGCATCTTTTGGTTCTGGTAAAGCTGATATCAATACAGGAACAGCACTAACTAATGATCAATGGGTTTGTTTGGCAACTACTTGTGATGGCACTACTTATAGATTATATAAAAATGGAGTTCAAGTTGGATCTGCTCTCTTATCTGGTGCACAAATAATTTCACCTCAATCTTTAGCATTAAACTATATCGTAGATAATCCTGGGCTTGGTGCTTTAGATTATGAATTAAATCTATTAAATGTATATGATTCTGCCCTATCATCTGGAGATATTCTAGCGTTATATAATGAAACAAAAACTAGATTTCCAATTTATTCTTATGACTTTTCAAATTCATTAACATATAGTGGTTCTGGAGATACAGTTTATGATCTTTCAAGAAATTTAAATTTACCTATTGTTAACGGTACTACATTTGCTGGTTCTGGTGTAAGTAAATATTTTTCATTTGATGGAAGTAATGATTATATTGGTTTTGAAAGTGGAATTACTGGTGTAGGTAATACTTTCACAATTGATATGTGGCTTCAAAGTGATAATGACAGTAGTATTAGAGCTCCATTTTCATCTGGCACAAATGGTGGTGGTTTTACTGGCCCTACTATATATCTAAATGATCCTTCAAGTGGTAATGTAACAGGATGTTTTAACTTTGGAGTTGGAAACTGCGATAGTACTATATCATTATCTACTTGGACTAACTTTGTTTACACTGGTGATGGTACTACTGTTAAACTATATAAAGATGGTAGTTTAGCTGATACTGCTTCTCAAGGTATTGGAAGCTGGAATACTGGTGCTTTCCTAATGGGTAGAAATGCTGGTGGAAGTGCTAGTTTCCAAGGAAAAATTGCTATATTAGACATTTACGATGTAGCTCTTGGAAGTACAGAAGTTTCTAACAATTATTCAGCACAATCACCAAGATTTTTACCTGCACCTCCAACTCCTGCATTAATAGCTTCTTACGACTTTTCAGATCCATCTTGTTGGCCTGGAAGTGGAAATACAGTTTTTGATTTAACATCAGAAGGTAATGATTTAGCTATCACTTCTACTGGTTTTGGTGGAACTGGTCAAAGTGTTTATGCTTCTTTCAACGGGGATACAAGTTATTTATATAATGGTAATTTTAGTTCTTCTGGAAGTACTTTTAGTGGCGATGAATTCACCTTAAGTTTATGGCATTATTATCCTAATACACAAGCAAATCAAGCTACTATGATTATGGGTGGTAATGGTGCTTTCCAATCAGGTATTCAAATACAAGTTAATGGTGATGATCTAAATAAAATTACAGCTGCATTTGGTGCTGTTTTAAATGAAGATGGTCAATTAATAGGTAATGCCAATACAACTAATACTTGGAATATGAGTACTGTTACAGGTGATGGAACTACCTTAAAATTATATCAAAATGGTGCTTTAATTGGATCTACTTCTCAAACAGGACAATGGGATGGTCCAGGTTTTATTTTAGGTAGACCTTTAGGAGATAGTTCACAACCTAGTCCAGAAAGTCCTGGATATAGATATGATGGAAATATTGCCTTAGTAGAAGTATATAATTATGCTATTGGTTCAACTACAGTATCAGATCTATATACAAATCAATCAACAAGATTTCCTGCCCCAACATATGCAGGAAATGTTGGTGGTAGACAATTCGCTCAAGGTTTTAATGGATAATAATTATAGCAACTTCACGGAGATAAAATATGTTTTACGTCTTACAAAATGAATCTACAGCTGATAGAAGAAGAGTTCCAATTCTTCTTACTGATGCTGCTACTGGAACAACTGCTCAAACTGGTGTATCTCTTGGAAGCATTTATCCTTATTTTAATATAAATGGTGGAGCTTTTGCAGGTGGAGCAGGAACAGTTGGTGAAGCTGGTTTTGGTCAATATTATTATGAACTAGATCTTACTGAAGTTGCTACATTAGGTCTTGCTGGTATTCATATTACTGCTGCTGGATGCCGTGATTATGATGCTATTACTCAAATTGCAGCATTTGACTTGTATAGTGCTAGTGCTGGTGGTGGTATATCTGCTTACGATGTATGGAATTATACTTTATCAGATTCTAACACTGCTGAATTTGATCTTGTAACAATTAATAGTTCTTTAGGAAATCTTGATGCTCCTATATCTGGTGTTCCTAGTGCAGTATGGGGAGAACCAGGAAGCTCTTACGATGGCACTGGATCATTAGGAGATAATTTATATCAATTAGGTATTGGCGCTACTGGTTATGCTAATACAGCTAATGATGTATGGAATTATGTATTATCTGATACTAACACAGCAGAAGCAGATCTTGTATCTGCTGCAGCTGGTGGTGCAGGTTTAACAGCTGGAGATGTATGGGATTTTGTAATTACTGGTTATGGTCAAGCTGGATCTGCTGCTGAATATGTAACTCAAACAAACTTTACTGCTGGAAATATTGAAACTTATGTAGCTAATCAAACACCAAATGATATTTGGAATTATGCTGGTATTGAAGGTAGAACAATTACTGGTGGTACTGCAACTACTGTTACAAATCCAGTTGATGTTTCTACTGATTCTATGACAGGTATTGCAGGAACTGTATGGAATTATGGTACCAGAACATTAACATCAGGTGGTAGTGGTATATCTGCTGCTGATGTTTGGTCATATGCTACAAGAACAATTACTGGTGGTGTAATTGATACAAATAATGATAAATCAGGATACAGTTTATCTGGTACTCAAACCTTTAATTTAACTGGTAATATCACTGGTAATCTTTCTGGTAGTGTAGGAAGTGTATCAGGAAATGTTGGTGGAAATGTTGTTGGTAGTGTAGCAAGTGTTAATTTATTAAATGCTAATTCAGTTGCAGCTAATTCTTTCCAATCTGGTTCTATTGATGCTGCAGCACTTGCTACTGATGCTGTAAATGAAATTTCTGCTGGTGTATGGGGATATGCAACTAGAACTATTACTGGAGGAACTGTAGCTACAGTAACAAATCCAGTGAGCCTTGCTACAGCATCTATGACTGGTATTGCTGGAACAGTATGGAATTCAGTTACTTCTGCATATACTACTAACGGTACATTTGGTAAACTTGTTTTACGTTCAGATCAAGCTAGCAAATCAGGAGATGTTACACTTTATAGTGATAGTGGTGTAAATGGTATTGATGCTGACATTCACAGAATTGATAATGATACAGATGCTGCTGTAGCATTAAAGAATATTCTTACAGGTATTGGTAGTTCGATCACTGGAAATATCACTGGAAATCTTAGTGGTAGTGTAAATAGTGTTGTTTCTGATGTAAATGTTTCTGAAGTTAGTATGAGTGGTATTGCTAACACTGTATGGAGTACTGATGTTAGTGGATATGCTTCTCCATCTGCTGGTTATGATCTATCTAATGCTACTGCTGGTGGTGGAATTACAGCGGGTGACGTATGGAATTACACTTTAGGAACTACACTTTCTGCAGATGATACAATAACTCAAATAGCATCAGAAACAAATCTTATTAGTTCATTACCTGCAAATGTAGCATCTGATGTTTGGAATTACACATTATCAGACGCAAATACTGCTGAACAAGATCTTATTACAGCAGCATCTGGTGGTGCTGGAATCTCTGCTGCTGATGTATGGTCTTATGCAACAAGAACTATAACAGGTGGTGTTGCAGATACTGTTACTACCATCACAAATAGATCTGGATTTGCTATTACTGGAGGAACGGTTGATACTGTAACTAATGGAGTAACAGTAACAACCAACAATGATAAGACAGGATATGAACTTTCTGGTGCTGGAGTATCTGCTGTTCAATCTGGTCTTTCAACTCTTACACAAGCTCAAGTTGGAACTGAAGTAGATTCTTCATTATCTGATGTTGGACTTACAACAACTGTAACTGGAAGAATTGATGCTACTATTAGTTCAAGACTAGCAAGTGCATCTTACACTGCTCCTCCAACAGAAGCAGCTATTGCAGGAACTGTATGGAGTGTTGCAAGTAGAACAATTACTGGTGGAACTATTGACACTGTTTCTAATGATGTTAGTGTATCTACTGGTTCAATGACTGGAATTGCAGGAACAGTATGGGGGTATGGTTCTCGTACTCTTACTTCAGGTGCTGGAGCTACTGCAGGTGATGTATGGACATATCCAACAAGAAGTCTTACATCTGGTGCAGGAATCACTGTAAATGCTGCTACTAACATTATCAACGGACCTTACTTCGTAAAATCCAATGTTGATGGACAAGATGGAACTCTTGATGTAATTAAGGGAATGGTTCAAGATATCCAACTTACAGTAACAGATGCATTCCAAAATCCATTTGATACTACTGCTCTTGGTCTTGTAGTGAATTTCTATGATCAAGCAGGAACATTAACTACAAGTTATGCTACTAGTGAATTATATGGACCTTCTGGATTAGTACAATTTACTCTTGACACTGCAGTAACTGCTAATGAAGGAAGATATAACTTGATTCTTTCAGCTGCAGGAAGTGGAAATACCATCAAGTTTGGACCTCTACAAACTCTAGTGAGACCTTATTAATGATAAATGCTAGTGTACATTTGAGGATAAACAAAGCAGAATTCCTTAAATTACTAGATGATGCAAACGCTATAACAGAAGAAGCTGCTGATAAGATGGCTGAAAATATGAAAAAATCCATCTTATCAGGAGCAAAATCTGGAAGGCAATACTACATCAATGGTGCTAGACATACTGCTAGTTCTCCTGGACAAGCTCCTGCTAATGTTTCAGGAGAATTAGTAAGGAGTATCAAAGTTAATAAAGATAAGAATAAAGCAACAGTTAGCATTAGTAAAAATTATGCAGTATTTCTTGAGTTTGGTACATCTAAAATGAGACCTAGACCATTCGTATTACCTGCATTTCAAAAGACTAAAAAATGGTTTTCAGATCGCTTACATAGACTAGCATATAAGGGAACAAGATGAGTTTTGAGCCATTAATAATACAAAAATGGATCTATGACACTTTACGTGTTGACGGTACATTAGCATCATTATTAGCAGGAAATAAGGCTAAAAATTACCAACAAGGTATATATGCTGAAATTGCTCCTGAAAAAGATGCTGTTAGTGGAAAGATGCCTCAACTTCCATATATTGTTTTTTCTAGAGCAGGAAGTGATGGTAGTGATGAGTTTGTAATGTGTGGTGCTAGATATCTAACATCACCATTATTTAGAATCACCATTTGGGATAGTTCAAATGGTTCTCTTACTTATCAAAATTTAAAAAGTATTGCTGATAGAGTGGATGTATTATTAGATCAGCAAGCGGAAACAATCGATGGCATAACTTATTTATGTCAAAGATACGATACTGATCAACCATTTGAAGTTCAATCAGATGGTAGAGTCGATTATGGGCTATCTTTGCTCTATAAATTTATTACAACTATATAAGGAAATAAAATTATGCCACAACCAGTTTTAGTTTCAGATGCCGTTGTTGAAATCAGTATTGCTGCTGATTCACAATCAACAGGAGGAGCAGGAAGTATCCCATCAGCTCCAACAGCTAATTATGAATGCCAAGCAAAAAGTGTAAAGGCTACTATCACTGCTAGAACAATTGATCTTACTACACTTTGTTCAGAAACAGAAGCTACTTTCACTACAGGTCTTACAGGAACTCTTGATATTGAACTCTATGTTGATGAAGCTGCAGGTCCATTATTTGTAGGTAAAACAGGATATCTTGCTAAAGTATCTGTTAATCCAGGTGGTGCAGGTGCTACTCTTGTTTACCAAGGATTAATCACTGATGCAAGTGTTACATATGCTCCAGGTGATGTTGAAATGGAAACAGCAACAATCAAATTAGGTGCATTTGGTTTCACAGCAGTAACATCTTAATAAAATAGTAAAAGTTATATATGATTAAAGCAATTAGTAAAGTTAAGAAAATAGCCTTGCGTCCTAGTGTAAAGATAGATATTTCTACTTTCACTGATGAGCCTTGTGTATTGGAATTTAATGAACCAACAGCTGCAGCATTATTTCCTGATAATGAGTTGTTAAAAAGCATAAAGATTAAGTTTCCAAAGTATCCTGATGCTATGTTATATCAGGTAGCATTACTTGGAAAATGTTATGTAATTCAACCTGAAGATGGTGATTCTATTAACCCAATCTTAGAGTTTGGACAGCTTGCTAAAGATAATAAAGAATGCTTTTATTATGTACTAGCTGAATTCTTAAATGCTTTTCCAACTAATAATCTTGAAGATAGAGTTGGTGAAGCAAAAAACGACTAATCGGATGTTCTGCTCAAGTACTTTACTACAGTGTAATTTATTTGAATAGGCATCCGAGTGAAATAAATTTAACTTTAGATCAAATAGCTGAAGTTGCGTATGTGGCTAGAGAAAAAGAAAAGGCAGATGCTGAAAATGCATCTGCTATTCTCAAAGCACTATTTGGAGGAAGATAATGACATTAGCAGAAGCCAACGTAAAATTCAAAAGTGAAGGTGCAGACAAAGTAAAGTCTGATGCTAATGATATTTCTAATTCATTAGGAAAACTTGCTACTAGTGCATCTTCTTCTGCTACTGCTGCAGGTATTGCTTTAGCTGCTTTTGTTGCTTTAGGAGCAGCAATTGTTAAAGTAACACAATATAGTGCTCAACAAGCAATCCAATTTGATTCTAATATTAGAGGTTTAGCTGCTTATGCTGAAAATACTAATAGTTTAAGAGCACAAGTAGCAAGACTCGAAGAAATGGCTAAAGCTCCAGGATTAGGTTTTGATCAACTTATTCAAGGTGTAACTAGACTTGAAGCTGCAGGATTCTCTGCAAAACAAGCAGAAGGAGCATTAAAACAATTTGGTAATGCTCTTGCTCTTGTAGGTGGAACTAAAGATGATCTTTCTGGAGTTGCACTAGCTCTTACTCAAATCAAAAGTAAAGGTGTAATTTCTGCTGAAGAAATTAATCAAATTGCAGAAAGAGTACCTCAAGTTAGACAAGCTATGAAAGATGCTTTTGGCACTGCTTCCTCTGAAGAAATTCAAAAACTTGGTATTACAGCAAGTCAATTTATAGATGGTGTAACTAAATCATTAGCAAATCTTCCAAGAGCAACAGGTGGATTACAAAATACAATATCCAATATTGATGAAGCATTCAAAAAAGCAGGAAGAACAGTTGGTGCAGGATTTTTTGCATTATTTGAAAAAGGACCTCCAATTTTCAATCAATTGTCAGCATCACTTCAAAATGTTGCAAACTTTATAAATCAAGTTTTTACTACAATTGCAGAATCTGAAATGTTTCAACAAATACAAAGAAACATTAGTAGCATCATAACATCATTTCAAAGATTAGCTCCTAGATTCAGAGAAATATTTCAATTAATTGCTGCTGTAGTTTTAGGAACAATGAATTTTATTACACAAAGAATTGCTATCTTTGCTAATGTAATATCACAAGTATTTACTAATCCTATTGGCTTTATTAGAAATGAATTTAATGCATTAGCTCAACAGATTCCTGCTATTTTTAATAATGTTTTAGCAGGCATTTTAAATAAATTAAGAAGTATTGTTGGAGCAGTTGATAAATTTACTGGTACTAATTTTGCAAAGAATATTCCAATTCTTGCAGAAGTTAAAGTACAAGGACCAACAGCTGGACAGAAAGCTTTGGGAACTGCTTTTGAAATGCTTTCAGGGAAAGTTGGAGTAAATTTACTAAAAGATATTGCTACTGCATTTGGACAAACAATTGATTTAAAACCTATCAAAGATCCATTAGACAAAATTAAAACTGGTGGAAAGAAACCAGAAGTTCCTGATGATCCAAAACAAAAAGAAGATAAGGAAAAGAAAAATAAAGATGCTAAAAAGCAAGAATCTTTACTTCAATTGATTGTTCAGAATACTCAAAAAGCAAATGAACTTACCTTAAGAAATATGACTTATGGTGGTGGTCAATTAGCACAACAAGGCATTTCTCAAGTTCAAATGGCAAGTAATAGAACTGTGAAATCTCCTCAAATATCAGCTACTAATGATATCACTAGAGGAGTAGAAAAAATTGTTAGAGGTTATACTAATAGTAATAACTTAAATTTTAATTTTAGGAGAGCATAATGCCCACTGGTTTAGAAAATCTTGATTTACGAGTAACAGTTGATTATGCTCAAGAAAGACAGAATAGAAAAGGTCCATTTGTTTTTGCTACTGATGGAACTCAAGTAGATGCAGGAACAAAAGTAAACTGCATAATTGATCCTGTAACATTAAGTGTTTTTGGCACTCCTCTTCCTATGACTAATGAATGGAAATCAGGAACAGGAGCATCTAACTCTGCCACTCCTTATTATCGTTTTCAAAAAAGTGATTTTACGTTTACTAGTGCAGGTGGAGCTAATGACTGGCTTGATATTGATTACTATGCAAATGGTGATGCTTATATTATTTCAGGATCTGCAATAACATCAAGACAACAAGCACCAATTCAATTAACTAGTGGTGTTAGTAGAAATGAACCACTATTCTTTTCTTTCTCAAAATTACAAAAGAAAAACACTGATACTGCCCCTTTATTGAAATTGTTTTGGGTAGACAATGATAACATAAATAACAATACTCAACTTCATTTCAACAGTGATGGAAGTTGCACAGTTTATAGAGGATATCAAACATTATCAGGAACTATTCAAGTTGCTAATAATAGTACATTGTTGGTAGGTACTAATAGCAGATTTACAAGTGAATTAGTTATAGGTAGTGATATCTATGATTCCTATGGTAGATTTATTGGTACTGTTATTGGAATTACCACTGACATTACTGCAACATTAGGTGCTAATGCAACATATAATTATCAAGGCATTTATTCTGATAAAATAGTACCTTTAAAAGTACAGAATTATTCTCGTACTGAAAGCAATTATTCTCAAGGAAGACCTATTTCAACAATAGCAAATCCTAATGATCAATTTAATGATGTTTATATAATTCCTATGAGAGGTAAAGAACTTCTTGTTTTAACTTCTTATGGTTTGAATTTCTCACATTCATTTTCAGATCTTAATCAACCAGATCCTCCGATAAACATCAATTATTATTACACTGGTATAGGTTCAACAACACCTGATCTTACTAATGTATCATCTACTCCTGTTATATTGCCTAATGGAGATTTTTCTATAGTAATTTCCCAAGGAAAAATTGCATTCCAGTTAGCTAAACTTTATTTCTTAAGTAATTGGAGTATTGAATCACAACCTATTTCTTTACCAATTCCTCCTCCAGCATATCCAACACCACTTACTGGAACTATTACTTCTTCATATGGAAGTACAGGTATTGGTGGAACAGGAACATTATTTACTAGTGAGTTAGCAGCAGGAGATAGAATTTCTGCTGTTGATCCTACTAACTTTCAACATTATGTATTAG